CCCACATGCGAAATGCCTGCACAGAAATACCGCAGGCCTTGGCCATTCCATCGTGCGTCAGCCAATACGTTTGGCGCTTGGGTTTTGCGGCCGCCGCCTTTTGTCCCATAAAAACAACAACCGTATACTAGGAAATGCTCATAAATAGTGAGAACTCGGGCTACTTGTCACCCTCATGGGGTATACCAGCCGGGAGGACCCGCTTCTCTATCACTTCGCCCCCGACTTGGTCATTTCAAAGTTCAGCAGCCTGACCAGCTCTGCCTCATAGACTGGCGCAGCAAATGCTCTGAGCTTGATGTCTACCTCGTCTTGTACCATGGTTGATGCAATGCTTGGCAGCTTCTCCTCTTTGATCGGTAGCCGCTTATCACCGCTACGCTTGAACACGCCCTTATGACCAGACGGCATGACCGCAATGAATGCGCCTTCGAACAGATGTGGCTTGCCCTTACCCTCTATTTTTGCGGTCACACCGCGCTTTGTTTGCCTCTTGGCTCCCTTGACATCAATGACGGGTATTGGTTCTCCTCGCGCAATGATGGCGGCCTCTGGCCTGGTAAACGTTGCGCGTTGAATGCGCATCTCGCGCTTTGCTCTGCCTATCAATATATTCCGTTTGTCTGCTACCTCACGCGCTGCCCGTGTTCTGGTCTGTGTGATGGCTTTATTCAGCGCCCTTGATTGTGATCGTGCGCCGGCCTTGGGCATGGCGCCAATGAACTTGCGCATAGCGCGATCATCGATCTTCAGGATGACAGGCATTAGGCTCTCACCTCGATCTCAATTGCGAACCCCTCGACCGTGGCCGGCGTATCACTGAATGTGGGTGTTGCCGTGACCTCGTAGTTGCCGACGACATCAGCCTGAATATATGCTGTTGCTGTTTGTGCCGCCGCATCCACGGACTGACCGCTGATTGTCAGCCCTGGCGGGGCAGCCCATGCGACAGACACCAACGTTTTCTGCAGACTCAGCGTACTAACTGCCTGCGCCGTCCACAAGATCGACCCATCCTGCACCGTGCCCGCCAGCACTTTTGGCCAGCGTGGTTCCGTGTTGCCCGTCTGACCGCCTGTTGTAGCCGCAAACTCAAACCCGGATTTGTTGCCGCGTATTACCTCATTATCGGCAAACGATGCCGCTTTCCGCCAGCGCCGTGCTGCAAGCTGGGTAAAATCCAGCGTGATCGGTATGTTGTCCCCGACGCGCAAACATTCGGATTGGACAATTTCACAGCTCATGTTCAATCCTCAAAATTCTGTCGGTGTGTGGAACGGTATAGATGCGCGGTTCGAATGGTACGGTATAGATGCGCGGCTCGATCTGGATCAATGTTCCAGCCTCTGCAACACTGGCCACGGCACTGACACCGGCGACGCTGCTAGCACCCAGTGCCTCGGCGACGGTTGTCGCCAATGCTGCGGTCTGACCAGCAACATCGGCCAGACCCACGGATGCGCTGACCACGCTGTGTATCGCGCTGCTGATACCAGCTGCCACAGATGTGCCGATAGCGACCGCATCACCAGGCTGAATCCCGACCGCTATAGCAGTGGCCGCACTGATCCCATCCGCGCTGGCCGTGGTTTGGGTGATTGCACCTGCTATACCGGCAACGGCAGCTAACCCGACCGATTGGCCATCGCTGCCAACAGTGCCTGCATCTGCGCCGTCTGCCAGTGCGTCCGCTATACCGGATGCTGCCGCAACAACGGCAAAAATACCGGCCGCCTCCGCAGCTGTCGAACCTACACCCTGTGCAGATGCCTGGGTCTGCGCGGTCGCGCTGGAAATACCTGTAATCGCAGCCAGGCCATCAGACTGGCCACCACTGCTCGCAACCGTTGCGCCGCTGCCGGTGACACTAGCAACACCTACCGCCAGGCCATCAGCACCGCCGCTTGCAGCATCCTCCCCTGATGCGCTTGCAATAGCAGCACCGGACGCAACAGCGGTGCTCTGCACAACTGCGGCACTGTTGATGACGAGCGTTGCAACGCCATCAGCGCTAAACGAGGCGGCGTAGAACGCATTGGCCTGCCCATCGACAACAGCGGCCGCAGCGGATGAGCCGACTGCAGCAACGATATTGCCACTATCCGCCGATACTGACGCCACACCAGCGGATGATCCAGCAGACAACGTCAGGGCTACCGCCAGAACTGCTGATGCTGCAACGCCGCTCGATGCGCCAGCAGCTTGTGCAAAAGCGCTGGCCGTTGCGCCCGCTATAGATGTACCAGCAGAATTGCCATCGCCTTCAATGATGCCGCCGACAGCAGGCGGAATGGCCAGCGTTTGAGCTACCCACTCGTTGCTGGTCGTCAGCGCCATCGCGCCGGGGTCTTCGGTCGCCGTTTCCAGTGCCCGATAGGCCACCGCAACCGTGCATCGCCCCGCAAAATCCGTCTGGGATATCCGCTGCGCTATGCTGGTATAATTCGCGGACCAATAGGTAGTCTCGCTGTGATCATCATCAGCACCGAAACATTCCAGCCAAAGATACTTTGCGGACGCGCCAGTAGCCAGCGACGGGGGGTCTGGCGCGGCGCTGTCGCCTTCGGTCGGCGGTGTGACCCGGAAAATATCTGTTGCAACGTCGCTAACACTATGGCCAGTAATGCGTGCGACCACAACTGCGAAATCGTTTACCTCGCCGACCAACGTCATGCTGTCGCCGCCGTCGGCAATCTTGGCGAAGATTGTCAGTTGAGCCTGAAATGAATGTTCTTCTTCGGTTATTTTCGTCCAGCCAGATGCGCTGAAATTAATGCTCGTATCGTTCGCGCAAAATGCCAGCAACAAGTCTCCGTCAATGATGCCAGACGGCATCGCAATTTCGACACCGGGGCTGACAGAAGTGATTCCACCCGTGGTGGCGAAACTGGCGACAACCGGAAAGCCTTCCGCACCCGCTATCGCTGCTGCTGTAGCTGATGCGGTGGCCGTCCCGGTTGTGGCCAGTACCGTAGCCGTCGACCCGCTGGCGCTGGACGTGCCAGCCGCCGTGCCGGTGGTCTCGGCAATGGTTGCAGTGGAGTAATCGGCGGTCCACTCAATCGCGCCCACTTCGAGGCTTGAGCGGTTTCCTACCGGACCTACACCGACCGCGCCAGCAATTCTGATTTCGCAGCCGGACCCGTCAATAGCAGCCAGCAGGCTGGCATCCCATGTGCCGGACAACATTTGCCCGGACGTGCTGCTGATCGTGGTACTACCGACGACCGTGGCGAGCGCCGAACTGCCGCCCGTCTCCCACAATTCCACAACCGCTGTGCCATCGGTAGAGTGATTTGTCTTACGTACCCAGGCGCGGAACCGTTGCAGCCCCGCGCCAACATTCAGATCACCAGTCGGGCTGGGGAGACTTGCACGGACGGCAGTGTTTTGATTCGATCCCGAGGCCGTCAGCCAGTTGGCGTCCGGCACGTCTGGGCTTTCGTCTACATCCGTCGCGGCGCCGGTCAGGAGCGTGAGGGTAAAGACTGCGCCATCTGGAAATAGATTCTCGGTGGCCACAGCTTATTCCTCGGCGCGGTGGTGTTTTTTGCCAGCGATAGACCCTAGTCTTCTGTGATTGTGCTCGTCGTCTTTATCCGGGGAATAACGCCGACTGCCATCGCAATATTCGGCGTGACCGTCCCGTAATACAGCAGCACGCCAACGCCGGAGGAATCCGTGCCTACCCCGAAGTGCGTGATGGCGGCACCCGGCAAAGCCGTGCACTCGCCAAAATCAATATTGGCCGTGGGGCTCACACTATTGCCCGTTACCGTCCAGCCGGCGGACGAACGCGCCACCGCGACGCGGGCATAACCCGTATACGCCGTTTCCGAGGTGCTCTGATCGCCCGCTTCGCCCGGGTCGGCAGTATGCAGGCTGACGTAAAATGAGCCCTCTGCGACTGAGTTTTGCAGCCCGGCGGCATCACCAATCAGGGCGAAATCGGTATTGTTGAACAATAGCAGTAGAAGACTGTTTTCAGCAGCGTTACTTTTACTCATGTTTTAATCCTCGTTGATGTCGCGAATTTCCGCCAATTGGCCGTTGCATTGCAGTGCGCGGATGCGCTGCGATTTGTACGCCGCGCCTAATTCCGGCAGATCGAAGTCCTGCGAAAGTTCCACAATCTCCACTGGCGCAGTCATCCACTCCGGTACTGACACATACCTGTCCCGCACAATCTCAACAGTGCGGTACTCCACGATAGGTTCCGGCGGCAGGCTCGCGCACCCAGACAGAAGCGCCACGGCCAGGAGTGTGAGGAGAAAACCGCAGCGCATCATTGACTGAGCACCCACCGTCGGAAATCGGAATCGAGCGCCGGGCACTCAAGCCCGCGCCCGCGCAGCGCTTCAGCCTCGCGCGTGATAGGTTCTACCCGCGCATCTGCCGCTGCTTTCAATGCTGCAATCTGGATCTGCGATTGCCGCACTTTCTCGCGCTGGATTACGGCCTGCATTGCATTGGCCTGATTAGCTGCATTGCACTGCTCGAATGCATTTTGATTCTGCCTGGCGGCTGTTTCCACGCGCACCACTCTCGCTAAAAGTTCCGGCACCCGCGCCTTGGCCTGTTCCGCGCCATGCACGTACAGCACCAGGCCACTGATCAGCACCACCACAACGCCCAGGCCGATCCATAGCCGATAGGTCGATATGGCGCCGCCGACGAATTTGCCCGCTGTCAACAGCCACTTGATCACCGATCTACCCGCCACAGGTACAGCAGCGCATTAATCAGCAATGCCAGCGCAAAAATCAGCAGCAGATCGCGCATCAATCGGTTGCCGAGAACAGCAGCGCACTGAAATCAAATATCTCTGCAAACAGCGGATCATCGATATCCAGCTCAGGGCCAAATCGATTCACCGCCAACAGCCAACCGGCGCCATCGCGTACCATCGTGTACGTCCCTACCGCAATCTCCTCACCCACAACAGGATCACTGCCAGGGGCACCATTTGTGGCAAACAAAATTCCACTCACCACATTGCCTACAATATCGTTGACGCCCAGGAACCAGCGCTGACCTATCGGCTGGCAGTCATCCGGCAATACCGGCGGTTCAGGTGATGGAATGGGAGGAATCGGCAAACCGCAAATCTCTGCGCCATACGTAAACAAAAACGTTACCACTGTGTCGCCGTTGCGCTGCAACAGGATGCCCTCGCCGTTGCGGTCTGGATTGTGGTAGAGACCACTGTCACCTGCCCAGGCCGTCAGCGAAAAAATCAGTAGTAAAATCGTTATGAGGTATTTCATTTTTTGTCCTCTTTGCTGCGGGTCCATTGGTAGAATCCTATAACCGTGGTCAGTAGTCCGATAATGCCCAGGAATTTTGCATCGGTGTACCAGTCAGGATGCAGTGCCGCAATTGTGATCAGGATCATCGCCCAGGCGATGAGCGCGCGGCGGACGGCTTTATGTTCTTTGATCGCGGATCCACAAGCTGCGAGAAATTTCACGACCACACACCGTTCAGCATCGCGTAATACAGCCGCAGGCCGCGCTGTCCGACCTGCGCAAACCACTGCGAATCTTTCATCTGCGCCGCCATCTCCGCATAGTCCAGGGATTCAGCTGCTGCCAGCAATTTCGTAAATCCAGCGAGTCGGGTTTTTCCCAGGTTGTACGCCATGTTGGCCAGTACCTCCTGCCGCACATGGTCCAGATCGTCGAAGCGGCGGAAAAGAGATTGCGCATCCAGGCACGCAGCATACAAATCCTGCCGCAGAATCTGCCGCGCTACCGATTCAGTGATCGCCGGATCGTTGAGCGTCACCGGCACATCGAGTATTCGCGTGGTGCCGTAGCCGATGGTCGCCACACCCACGGTGTCGATGTACGGCGTAGCCCGGTAGCCCTCGTCGAGGCAGATGCGCGATTCCATGCGGGCAAAATTCATGTCCGCCGCACGTCCCTGTGCGCTCTGCTGGTACAGGAGGGACTCAGCAGTAGTCTATGCGTCCGTGCAAAACGGTGTCGGCAGCCTCTCAACGCCGGGCTGACATAATTCATTTCACCACCCCCGCAACTGGTCGCAATTTGACCGTTGGTTCATCAGGCACTGCTTATACTCATCAGCCCGCCGTAGCTGCCTAGTCAGTCGATCGCGCTCCCTGACCCATTCCACCGTTTGCTGTGGATTCCCTCCGGTGTGCGCATCCAACTGACGTTGGAAATCATTGAATGTGGTAATAGCGATCTGCACCTGTATCGCGTCAATCGAGTCGACGATACGATCCAGCTTTGCATTGCTGCCAGCCTGCGCGACCTGAGAGGCTACAAAATCCTGTTTGCTGGCCCACCGCGCATCGCCAAATTCCTCGTGGGTGGACCAATACGCGTGATTGATTCCAATCATCACAGGGATCGCAGCGATAACGGTTGAGATTGACACGGTTTTCCAGGGTATTCCCACAATGCGCTCCCATCAGGTGTCTGCGCCCGGCGAGAGGGCAAAAAAAAACCGCCGTAAGGCGGATGAAATTGGGTGCGGGACCTGGACTCGAACCAGGGGCCTGCAGGATATGAGCCTGCCGTTCTGCCGCTGAACTATCCCGCAACGGGCAATAAA